TTCTTTTTCTTACTATTTCATAAACATTTCTATTATTATATGCTAATGAATTATTTAAACATCGTTCTTTACAGAATTTTTTTGCTATTAAAATATAAAACGATTCATATAATCTTAGAATTTTTAGATCATCAACTCTCATTTTATCTAAAATAATCATTTCATAATCATTATTTTCTATTATTTTATGAGAGGATTTAGTGTGGTTTAATTCTTTATTTATATGTTTATGTAATCTATTTTTAATAGTATTTATAGTAGAACCGATATAAAAATTACCATTAGATTTATCAACTAATTTATAAATTATAGCATCTCTTTCTTTTATATTTTTTATTTTGTATTGTTTTTTTTCATTCATATATATATTACTAAATATATTTATTTTTTACAAAACGCATAAGTGATAAATAATCGTTCATGACTAATATAATTATTTTAGAATGATACAGAAACAGAACCATTTTTATTAACGCTGAAAATTCTTCTTACTAACACCCAGCAAAATAATCTATTATTACCTATTGCTCTACTATCTTTTCTCATAAGTTCTAAACTAATAGGTGTGCTATTAACTCTATAACCATCATTACCAAATGAAATCCCCATAGGACTATTTGACCCAGTCTGTTTTAATTGGTCCATATTACCATTAATATGGTTATCACTTAAACCAGCAATATCCATATAAAAGGGTGTAGGGATATATGCCCCTTGATTACCATTCCAAGTGCTATAATAATAATAATTCTCTGCTTGTTTTTGATTAGATAATGGAGTATTTAATAATTTTTGATTATTAATAGTAAGATTAAAACCTCTAGCTTGATTATATGAATAACTATAATATCGTCCGTGTGTTGTTGCTACTGCTAGACCACTACTAGCACCAGTATTATAATATGGCACAGTATTCATAAATATACCTCTAACTACTCTATCTGCTCCAGTTAGAATTACTTTATCCTCTACTTCACTATTTGCTACTGTATCTGCTAAAGATGTTTCTACTAATTGTAAATCAACATACGACGCTAAATCACCACGCTGTCTATATGCTTGTTCTATTTCCGCCATCTTATCTTGTGAAAAATACACATAATCTACTATCATTTTTGTAGAATTTTCGTCTAATCTAGTTGTAGCAAAATTACTATTAGTTGTATCCTTAACACTTCTTCTACCTATATTTAATGCTTCTGTTGATTCATCTTCATCTTCTAAATCAATATGAATAATTACTCTTTCATTATTATTAAGTAAGTATAATGGTAGGTCAAATTCATCAGTAAAGAATGGAAATAATTCTTTAAGACTAACTGAAAAAGTAGGTGATTCGTCAGCAACATTATCTAAAGCACTAAATAAATTAAAATCAACAACATCAGCGGGGTTTGAACCACTAACATCAACTTTACCAGTATAAATCCCCATACCATTATTAGAACTATTAGCATTATTAGCAACAACTCTATAATTATCATTAGTTAATTTTTCAACAGCATCAATACCTAATCTTTTACAAGGTTTTACTAATCCTCTTTGATTAGATATAAATTGGTTAAATGCCGAAGATGTCGCTATTGTGCGATTACCTATCATAAGACGAATATTTTTGAGGAGACATAATCCACCTGTCATAGAAGGATAATATGCTAGACCATCAGCATAATTAGAAGCTCCTACTACACCACAAAAAGTTAATCGTGAGTTTGGTGATAAGATGCCTTTATTTTCTAAAATATATCTTACGTGTCCGTTTTTACCAGTATCACTAAAACTTATAGGTCTTAATATTTCACTTTCAACTCTAACTTGTTGAGATTCTAAAGGAACACTACCACTAAACTGAGATAATTTTACATCTGAAGGCAACATTAACTCGTTGATAGTCATTTTTCTAGTTCGTTGATTTCTACTCATATATAATATATAAATAAAAAAAAAATAATAATAGATAAATTAAATAATTATTTACAAAAAGAATTTAAAATTTTATTTTTTTTATTTTTATAATAAGTGATATTTAATCGTTTATACCATTACTTGAACTTGATTATTATTAAATGTAATTGTTTGTTTATTAACAGCAAATAAAAATAAAGTATGATTTACTGGACTATTTTTAATTTTAGTATCTACTTGAAATTGTAATGGTTGAAATCTAAAATCTTGCCCTGAACCACTTAGATGACCACTAAAATTTACACCGAAACCAGCGCATCTACAATTTAATTTATCTTCTCCTATTACGCCGTAATATTGAACCAAATGATTTATATTATTAGTATAATTACCTACTTCATAATGATTATCTCTAAAAGGTTTTACAGCATCTACTACACTTCTAAATATAGCACTTCTTCTATCACTTGTATTACCATCATTAAAGTTAGCATCTATATTTGTGGTTAAATCATATTTATATGGATATAAAACACCATTTCTAGACCACACTAATTTACTAACTGGTGCTAAAACATCACTACTATCTACAAAAAATCTACACGATTGACCATCGGCATTTAGATTATTTATATCTGATGATTTACAATAATTTACAAAACAACTTACTACATTACTTAATCCCATATTTATAGAATGTGATGATGTGCTAGAATTTAATGAATCTACAAATCCAGTTATACTATTAAAAGTATATGGAGGCATAGAACCCATTTCTTTGCCCATATCTACCTGTTCGCTAAATGCTGTTTCTAGCATATCTTGAGTTGGATTAACACCTTGAGACCTCATCATATTAGAATATGATTGCTGAAATAATGATTTAATTTTTCCAGCAGACCTTTCTTGGTCTGTAGGATTATAATATTGACCTATTAGTTTTACATTTCTTAAGACATATTTATAAATTGTGGTGTCTGTTGAATCAAATCTAACTAAAGCATTATTAGAGGGTGATAAATTAAGCACTATTTTGCAACCTTTTAACGCAGTCTGTCCTAAATAAATAGGTTGGGACATCATAAGACCAGTATATAATGGGATACAATAATTACTATCATATTGATTATCTAAAGCTGTTGTTCCTGATTTATTATTATTACCTACATTATTAAAATTATATTGTTGAGAGAGTGATACTCCCTCGTTTGTTCTTTGGTCACTAATTTCTTCTTGGTCACTAAATCCACAGTTCATAAGTGTAGATACACACCTATTATAATTTCTAACAGATTCTAACATTACATTAGATTTAAAACTAGATATATCTATTTGTTGTATTATAGAATGAAGACCATTACTAGATGAAAATGATGCTTGAGTTCCACTACCATCTAATTTAGTTCCATCCGCTTTTTGAATTTCTACATCAAAAGATAATCTAACACTATTACCTACTAAATATTTTTCTTGGTCTGCTATATGAAAAGCAATAGTGGGCGTTCCATCATCATACGAGTAAGTATCACTTGTGCTACGATTTGCTGGTTCTAAACTAAAATATTCTATAGACATTATATATTATTATAAATATTTTTTTTTAAAATTAGTATTTATAATAATAAATTTTTAATTTAATAAAAGACATTAAGTCCATTGGAACTTACTTGAATTCTTCTAATACTACAAACATAATGATTTAATATAGTGTTAAATTGTAATCCATTAGTTGTGGTATTTAATTTTAACATTAAATCTTTTCCTTCTAAATTTAGACTTCCTTTACCATAACTTGTTGCTCTTCCTAATATAAAACTATCTTCAAATTCTCTTAAATTTTGGACTTTATATTCACATCCATCTTCTAATGATTTTTTAACTTGGTCTAAATGTAATGCTTCCGGAACACTATTTCCAATTCTCGTAAGCGGTATTCTCTCGTTCGGTTGATTTTGATTTAAATAAAAGTATTGATAATCTTTATATCTATCATAATTAGATTTTTGTTGATTATTTTGATATGTAGCAGTTGCTATTGATACTGGCGCTGTTATAATAGATTTAATACGAGTCTGTGTAGTTGGGATATGACTGATAATAGCACTATTACCGCTATTATGACTATTTTGATAATTAGTAATTGTTAATACATCATAATTCCATCCTTGAGATGATGACGCCATAGATAGTAAAGAGTTAATCCAAGGTTGAGGTGGTTGAATTTCACAGACTTTCATAGATAGATTACTAATTTTATATGTTCCAGCAATAGTTGAACTATCTACACCTACATAAACACTATCACTACCTATTCCTCCAGTTCCGCCTATAGCAGTTCCTATTGTTGCTGTTCCACTAAATTCAATTCTAAATTTACCACCATTAGTGGATATTTTAGTGACTGAACCTAAATCATTAGTAATAGAAGTATCACTAATTTTATATAATTTAATAGTTTGTCCTAAATTTAGAGGTGCAGAAGAATTTTGATAACCAGCTTGTGTTCTATGAAAACCTTTCTTAAGTTCATTATTTATAGTAAGACCCGATGTGCCGACTAGGCTTCCAGTTCCTATAGCATCACTTACAACCGGATAGTGTGTTGCTCCAAAAGTGCTTACATCTCTATTAACAACATTTGCTCTATATGATTCTTTAGTTGTTCTTAATTGTATTTCTATTCTTATACCACCTACTAAAGCATTACAAAATACTTCACTCTTTCTAAATATTCCAGTATGTAATGGCACATTTATTCTTTGCTTACAATTAGTTCTTGCTGATTCTATATCAGTCGTTCCACTTGCTAGAGGATTTAAAAATGGTGTAAATTGTATTTCACTCTTAGGTTCATTTATATAGTTCCACGGTTTTACTAATTCAGTCATAGACTTTTTATCTAAATCACCTACTAAATTTTGTGTATAATTATATAGAATATCTACCCATAATGAATAATTATCTATTTCTTCGAGCATTTGAGCATTAGCACCAGCGCTATAAATACGAACACTACGAAACATAGAACTTACACCCTGTCGTAATGGTTCAATAGGTGTTCCATCACTATTTTCAATCTCTAAATCAAAAGATAGATAAGATGCTGATGGGTCAAAGAATTGAATATTAGGAGGGATATATAAATCAATTTTTCCACTATTTTCTGTAAAATCTTTTCCATTAGTAGATTCAATATCTACCCAAGATGTATTTATCTCTGCTAAATTAGATGCTTTAAATATATCTTGAGCATAGTTATTATTTTTATCCATATCACCATTTTCATAACTCATATATATTATATAATATTTTTTTTTATAAATATATTAAAAATTTAATGGTGCTGTTTGTCTAAATTGTTGAATATTAGTAGATTGTTGAGGAGATGCTATTAAACTACCTTCTGGTGTATTAGATGCTTGAGTCTGTATTTTTTTAGCTTCTTCTTGTTTTTCTTTTATTTTTTTTCCTTCTGTTATTTGTTTTACTATATCATAGATTCCATATCCTATTCCAGCAACATCGGCGAGTTCTCCTACAACTGGGATTGCTTCTAATCCTCCTAATGTTTCTAAACCTGTTCCTATAGTTTCTCCTATACTTCCTACTTTAGATAATGCTTCACCACCTACCTTAGATATAGATTGTAATGCTGTTCTACCACCTTCTTCTATATCTGTTGATAATGGTTCTGCTAAATCTTCTGTCTCTTCTAATGGTTCAGTTGTTAATCTTTTATCACCAGCATCTGGTCTTTCTTGTTGTAGTCTTTTAAATCTATCTTCAAAAGATTCATCACTTTCTAAATTAGATTCGTGTGGATTATCATTTTCATTAGGTTCAGCATTTATATTAGTATCAGATGGATTGTTTTGTTCTACAACATTTCTTATTCTAGTAGATAATTCTATATCATTATTTTCTAAAGGATTTCTAACTTCATTAGGCATATCACTATATTCACTAAGTCTTTCACCTAATCCTTTAGTTTTTTCACCTAATCCTCTTAATGCTTTACCACCTCTACCTAATAGTTTAGGACCTGCTTTTAAACCACCACTAGCACCACCTAAAAACATAGCAATAGAATTATTTTCTTCTTGTAATGATTTAATATTTTCTATTTCATTTTGTATATCCTCTGCTTTAGAAGATGCTTCTTCTCTAGCATTTTGTATTCTATTCATTATATCGCTTAATGAACTCATAATATATTATATATACGATTAAAAATCACTATATATAAAATAGAAAATTTAATAAAAATTATGGACCATCCCATAAAAATCTAACTGAATAATAATTAGCAGAATTTTTATCTTTATAAGTTAAATTACCTTGTTTATCTCTAATACCTTTTGCTCTTGCTAAATAGGATTTTCTTTGTTGTTTTGTTGCTCCTTGTGTGAAATCAGTCATATTACTATCTCCAAAGTGGATTAGTCTTTTTGCTCCATTTTTAATAACAAACACCTTACCTTTCTTACCTTTTTTATTAGATTTAACTGGTTTATATAAAGGTCTTTCTTCAAACCATTTTTTCGTTGGTTCTTTCAATACCATTATTATTATTATTATTTTTTATTTTTACTTTATCTATATGTGCTTGATTATCTGTATTAACATCATAAAGTAATTCATTAAATTCTTTATATGCTTTACCATTTGGTATATCTAAATATAAAAATGAATATCTATTATCTTTTAATGAATAATCATACATAGATTTTAAATTTTTACTACCACCAAACATAGTTAATTCATCTGCGATTTTGTCTAATTCTTTTTGATTCGGTGTTGATTTTATTATCCAATATTTTGTATTAGAACGAATACTATGACTTAAATGTTTATAGTTTTGGCACGAAAAAATTATAGTTGTGGATATGTGTCTATGTCTTTGTGATAATAAAGAAATAGCAGATTTGTGATTTGAAGCACCATTAGGATTAGAACAATCATCCATAATTAAAAGAATTCTAGCTTGGTCTTCTAATTCATCTTCTTCTTCTACTTGTTGAAAATTTATAAGTTCATTTATAATATCATCATTATACTCTGTGAATATATTAACTTTAGGCGATTGACGAAAAGCCCACATAGATCTATCTACCATAGCGCTAGGTGATATCAATATAATAGAATCAAAAATATCTAAATACCATTTAAATACAATATTATTTATTAAAACACTTTTACCGCTATTAGTAGTCCCTATTAAACTAATAATAGTATGTGGTTCTACATTAGGGAGTATTTCATTTACTGGATGAGATAATGGTTGTTTTAATTCTTGTTGATTTTTTAACATAGAAATAGATAAATCATTATAGTATTTTTCTTTATCACTCATAATATATTATATAATATTTTTTGTTTATCTCATATTCCATAAAAGATTTCTTCTTGCTTCATCTAATTTTTTTTTAGATTTTTCTTTTTCATTTTCTAATTGTTTTTTATATGTATTAACTTTATGATTAGCATATAACTCCACTTCTTGTGCTGTAAATAAATCTTTATTTTTTTTTTCTTTTTTAGATTTTTTCTTTTTATAAACCACTTTAGGTTCTTCTTCTTCTTCTTCACTAGATTCTTCTACATAAATAATTTTAGGTTTCTTTTTTTCTTTTTTAACTTTAGGTTTTTTAACATATACTACTTGTTCTTCTTCTTCTTCTTTATTTTCATTATCTAAATTTTCACCATTAGAGACTTCATTATGTTCTTCATCTACAATATCAACAACTTTTTTATGAACTGGTTTATCATTTATAACTACTTTTTTTTCTTCTTCTTTAGATTTCATAGCATTTTCTCTTTCTAATTTTTTTTGTCTTCTAACTTCCAAACTTTTTTGTCTAGCAATCGCTAATTTTTGTTTAGCGTCATCTGATAATGGTTTTCTTTGTCTTTTTTTTTTAGGGACTGGTTTTTCTACAAATACTTCTTCTGGTGATATATCCTCGTTTTCTATAACTTCATTTTCTATTTCTTCATTATTATTTTGTATATTTACATTAGGAAAAGTAGTCATATAATATACAAATATTTTAATTTTGTATTTTTTTTGTATTTCTATTTTTTGTATTTATCCCATATAGATTTATCTACTTTTCTTGCTGGTCCATTCATAATTACAGATGCTAATCTGGCTCGTGCCCATTGCTCCATAGTTGTGTTCGGTCTGCTAGCATTATTTTTATACGCTCCACGTCCCTTAGATAGTATTTTATCTATACCTGTTTTACTAATAATATTTTTAGATATAAAACTATCATTAGTAATTTTTTTACCATATTTTTTTTCAAACTTAACTACGTGAGAGCTTCTTTTATAAGGATATTTAACTTTAGGTCTATCTTTAATAGTTTTAGATTCTATACTCTTTATTTGTTTTTTTCTATCTTCTGGTGATAAAGATTTAGGAACATATTTCTCTGGATATTTTTTTTTAACCATATACTAAATAATATAAAATAGATAAAAAACATATAATATAAATATAATTCTAATTCATTCATAATAATAATAAATTTAATTTATTTCTGTAAAATTAGGAGGAATAATTTGTAATCCTAAAGTTGTTTGATTTTCTGTTGAAACTGATACATTATCATCTGTATAACCTTCTATATTATTAGATTCACTACCATCTTCACTAACTATTTTAATATCTATTCTTGATATAAATATTTCTTCAGCATTATTTAATTTAATATAAGGATAAGAATTATCTACTACAAAAGAATTTTTAGTTGATGGTTCATCATTACCACTAGGATCATCTAATCTTAAAATCCCTAATACACCACATCGTCCTAAACCACTCATATAACAATCCATACCACTAAAAGAAGTTGTGGTAATATATATAGGTCTTTTAACATTATCATTTTTAACATATACAGAAGCAAAATTTAATCTAATACTACTATCTGGTAATATTCTAATAGGTTGTGGAAATACAGCACTAAAATTAGTATTAGTATTATATGCTGGGAATGAACCATTATTATTTAATGCTTGTCCTCTATGTGTTGTGTTAGTATTTAAACTTGTTAATGTAATAAAACTCATATATTATAAAAATATTATTTTCTATTCTTAAGTGATTTTTTATCGTAGATTAAAAAATTGATTATTTAAAGAATATATTGATTAAATAATTAAAGATGACTAAAATAAATGATTATATTATTTACTATTTACAAGAAATAGGAACAGATAAACATTTATATTATAATTATTTTAGATATAATGAAAATGAAAAAATAACTATACAAAATATAAATAAAGAAATAAATAGACAAAAAAAAAATATAACTAATAAAAATTATGAAAATTTAATAAGAATAATTAGTAATAAATCATATACTATAAATTTAGTTAAAAATAAAACAGATGAAAATGATTATCTAGAAGAATATAATAAGTTAATAAAATTACCACAATATGAATATAGACAATATCCTTCATTAAAAATATATAATGATAATTTAACAGATAAAGAAAAAACTAAAATAATAAATAAAAGAATATTAGATAATCATAATCATAATATAGAAGTAGAAAAAAAAAGAAATAGATTAGAAAATTATTTAAAAAAAAAATTTTCTTGTAATCAAGTTATAATTTATAATAGAACAATTAAAGATATGAAAATAGAATTAAATGAATTTTTAAAAACTAATAATTTAAATGGATTAAATACAAATCATTATAATCCTAAGAAAAAAGTTAAATGTGCTAATTGTTCTAAAACATTTTCATTAGGTAATATATCTCATCATTATAGAATTTATCATAATGATATATATTTTAAAAATATAACAAAAAATAAATACGATTATTTATCACTAGATTAAATAAAAAAAAAATAAAAAAATATTTTATAAATTATTATTTTCTATACAACTTTTTTTATTTATAAATCAGTGATTTTTAATCGTATTAACTTATTCTTCTTTTTCTAATTCTTCTTTCATATGTATCCAGTTTTTTTTTATTATCTCCATAATAAATTCTTCTAAAATATCTTTATTAAATTTTTCTATATTATTATCATTTAATATAATTTTTTTATTATTTATGTTTAGAGATATATTATATTCATCTAAATATGTTATAGTATAATAATTATTTTTAGTATTAGTGAATGTTTGTTGTATATAATATTCTTTATCTACTAATATAATTTTACCATTAGCACAATCAATAATTTTATCTTGTTTTTTATTATATATAGCAGTATGTTTTATATATTCATTATTATCTTTCATAACACAACACATAATAAATAAACCTAAATTATTTATCCC